GTTCTATATGTACGATGGTCGCACGCAGGCTCTCCCCTGCGATTTGCGTCGGTATGTATTCAATGATTTTAACGAATCGCAGCTAGACCAAGTATTTGCCGGGACGAACGAAGAGTTCCATGAAATCTGGTGGTTCTACTGCTCCGCCAACTCGACAACGGTAGATAGGTATGCCGTTTACAACTACCTCGATAAAGTTTGGTATTACGGCAACCTAGCCCGTACAGCTTGGCTGGACTCTGGCACACGACAGTATCCGCTTGCGGCCACTTACACCTACAACCTTGTAAACCACGAAGAAGGTGTGGACGACAACGAAACCGGCACCTCTACGGCTATTGATGCCTTCATAACCTCGGCTGAGTTTGATCTGGATGACGGCCATAGGTTCGCGTTTATTTGGCGCGTGCTGCCCGATATGACGTTTGATGGGTCAACGGCTTCTTCCCCTGCGGCTACCATGACTTTCTACCCGCTGAAGAACTCTGGGTCTGGGTATATCAGCCCGGCGTCCGCAGGTGGTACTAGCTATGGGTCCGTAACGCGTACCGCGACGGTACCGGTCGAGCAGTTTACACAGCAGATCAATACCCGCGTTCGAGGTAGGCAGATGGCGATCAAGATTTCGTCTGATGAGTTGGGTGTACAGTGGCAGCTAGGTTCGCCACGTTTGGATATGCGTCCTGATGGGAGGCGGTAATGGCGAACGAGATAGACAACGTAGAGCCGCCTGCGTTACCGCTACCCACTGAAGAATACAATCGCCCCGCAGCCGACCAGTCTAATAACGTACTACGGCTGTTTTTTAACCGGCTTACCTCCACGCTGAACACACTGCTGAGCACGGATGACGGCGGTAAGTACCTTTATATGCCACGCGGGTTGTTTTACAGCACTACCGCCCAGACAGCCGCGCTCGTAGATACGGGCTACCCTGCTGAATTTGAAAATACTTATATTGGTAACGGGGTATCTATTGCTGGTGTCGATAGCACCAGAATCACGGTAAGTGCCGATGGTGTATACAACTTCCAAGTCACGCTGATGACCGAGCATACCAATTCGTCCGACGTTACAGTGTGGACATGGATAAATAAGAACGGGTCTGATGTAGCTTACGGCGCAAAGAAGCAGACAATTAAAGGTAACTCAGACCAGCCAATATACTGGAATTTTTCCATAGACGTAGAGTCCGGGCAGTATATTGAGATGTACTGGGCTACTGACGACACTGCTTTGAGCCTCCACACCGAAGCCGCCACACCCCCGCATCAAGGTATACCCTCGGCTGTCGTCGCGGTGTCGTTCGTAAGTAACTTATAGCGCGTGTTTGCCGCTCCCCTGCTATTATGCTAGCATCTTCACCCCTTTAACGGAGGTGCAAAAATGGATCATGTAGCGCTCTTTAATGAGTTAGTAAAAGTAATCAAAGTGGTTGGTGGAGAAGAAGCCCAAGCCACATCAAAAGATGACAATATTACTGAGATAGGTTTAGACAGCCTCGATATAGTTATGCTTCATATGTATGTATCGGAGTTGTATGGCCTAGACGACGAAGCGACTAAAAGCATACCGGTGGGTACAGTAGAGGCTGCATTTACCTACGCAGAAGAACACGGTACCAGAAAGCCCAAGTCCCTAGAAGAAGCTATGAGGGACGTGCAGTGATATATATGACCCACTGTTCACGGGTGAGCACGACAAAGAAGGTATTAGTAGACGACATACCCTTCCCTCAACACGCCCACATAATCCCCGACACGTTCAAGAAGGCCAAAACTGGCCTGTTCTACCCCCCGCACCGGCTGCTGCAGTCTGTTCTCGCACCGGATATCCTAGCATATGTGCGTAATACGCGGACTAAAGGTAAAACGGCGTTTCTATTTGCGGCGGGTAATCAGGGGTGGATGGGTACACAGGGTAGGTACGACAGAGATCCAACTACCACCCTCCACCACAAGGTCAAGATACCGTTTATTACCCTCACGAATATCTACGCTGGGCGTATAGCCGCAGAATTTGGCCCCGTAGATCACATAGCAACCGATGCGACGGCCTGTGCTTCCAGCTTAAAAGTTCTTATGGACGTGCAAAACCTTATAAATCACTACGGGTTTACGCGGGTTATTGTACTGAGCGGTGAGGATGCGGTTAACAATCTTACCCTAGAGTTCTTCGGTGAAGCTGGAGCCAGCTTACTACATAAGGATGAGGAGGATGTCGCTCCCTCCGCGTTTGATTCTTCAAACCGTGGATTCTATCTGGGGCAAGGAGCTGTCCTTGCTGTGTTTGAGAGCGAGCCTACCGAAGTCCCTAGACCTATCGCCCGGCTTTTGGGGGCGTACACAGCCTCTGAGGATTTCTCAAACCCACTCGGTCAGCGTGAAGACGGTGCCGGATATGCTAAGGCTATAGAAGGCGCATTATTTGTAGCCAAACTGGGGCCGGATGTAGTAAAATTAGTTAAGACGCATGGTACCGGTACCCCGGTTAATAATGCTGCAGAGAAAGCCGCGCTCACAAATACATTGAGCGAGTTCATTGCTACTTCGTACAAGCAGCGTATAGGACATACGATGGGTGCCAGCGGTCTTTTGGAAACAACTATGTTGTTCGACGATATAGCAAGAGGTTCTATCCCTGCTATACCTAACCGAACAGAGCATGACCCTGTTTTTATATCTAATGACTGCCCCGCTCCCGAAGGCGTTGTTCTTAGCTTGGCAGCGGGTATGGGTAATGTGTACTCGGCGGCATTGTTTGAGGCTGTGGAATAGCTATGGACATAGTAGATAGCAACGAGAAGAAGCTAGAGGGGCCAGAGATTCTGGTTCTGGCGGCTAACTCGAATAATGGTGCCGCTGCTTCCATAGGGGATGTTTACGCCCCGGATGTAGCTCTTGCTACTATCGCCCAAGAACTGAAAATGCCGAGCGCTGATATTCGGCAGTATGGCAATACCGTGTTCTTGGGTCATAGGGGGAAAGGGCAGAACCGAAACAAGATGGTTGGCCGTGCGTTTAACGTGGATACGGGGCGTAACTTCGTTAACAATTCGCTCCAGTATATTAGGTATCTTCAGAAACGTGGTATAACTCATTACACGACTTGGTTTAACGGTGAGGGTTTCCTTAACGGGTTTCGGGTGTTCCAACGCCTCACAAAAGGCTCTGATACTAACATGGGCATAGCCCGGCGTGATGAAGGCGGTTACATTGTTTACATAAAGATAGGTAAACAACCTATTTTAGAGAGTATGTAGATGGGTTTCATAGCAGACGCAGTTGGTAGTGCCGTAAGTTGGGTTGGTAGTGCCATATCCGACGTAGCCGAATTTGTCGTTGATGACATTCTGTCGCCGGTTATTGATACCGTCGGCGGCGTTATTCAGGGTATGGCTGACGACCCTCTCGGCACAATTATAATGATCGGTGCCACGCTAACTGGTAATCCGTATATTATAGCCGCCGCTTCCGCTGCCAACACCGCTAGAAATGGTGGTGATGTAGGCGATATGGTAATCGCCGCCGCCGCGTCTTATGCTAGCTATTATGTTGGCGATATCGCAGGTGAAGCTGTTGGTGGTTATGTAGGCGAAGCAGCGGGGGAAACTCTTGGCAATATTGCCGGTAGAGCTGCATCAAGTGCTACTCGGGCCGGTGTTAGCGCGGCTTTGACTGGTGGGGATATCGGGGCCGCTCTTCTTAACGGCGCTCTTAGCGGTGCAGCCAGTGCCGGGTTAAGTGAATTAGGTGACTATGTAAAAAGTGAGTTTAGTAACTCTCTAGATGTAGATGAACTTAGCACAGATATAGATTTCGAGGGATTTGACGACACATTTATCTCCACAAAGGATAGTATATTCAACGAGCTATCTGATCTTGTAGAGGGCTTCCAAGAACTACCCGAAGTAGTTCAAGACATGGTAACGGGGGGTGCTAGCGCAGCTATTTCGTCACTTGTCACCACAGGCGAAATAAATGAAGACCTTGTAGCTGGGTCTATTATGAGCGCCGCCATTACGACTGGTATTATTAAAGAAGCAATCGCAGATAGCGAGTTATTTACGGCTGACACTAACGAAGCCAGACTCCGCAGCGCTATGCTTACTAATGTAGTGAGCGATACTATTAAAGCTGGGTATGCGGGCGCAGATCCGTATCAGGCGTTTCAAGCCAGCTTCAATAACCAAGCTATATCGGGGCTAAGAAAAGCTGTTGATGACGCAACAGAGGGTGGCTTAGACCGGATCATCGATGAGATTACCGGTGCCCAAGCTGCTGTAAACGAGAAATACACAGCAGCTAACCAAACAGCGGCAGAA